CCAGAACGTTCTCTCCCCGAGACGGTTCGAACCATTCCAGAATCACCTTTTATGAAACCAGAAACGATCCAAGTCGATGCAGGTTGATGCCAAGGTAATACCCATTAAGGAGGGGGCTGGGCTGATTGGTAGCACTAAACCCAGAATCCATACGCCCTTACTTAAAGGTAATAACAAAGCGCAAGAGGTGGCTGACTTAGCTGTAAAAATAGGGTTGCCATTAATCCCTTGGCAGCGCTGGGTGTTGGATGATCTTTTATCTATTGATAGTGAACAAAACTGGCGCAAGAAAACCGCACTCGTACTGGTAGCTCGTCAAAATGGGAAGACCCACCTGGCTCGCATGTTAATACTGAGCCATTTATTCCTCTGGGGAAGTAAAAACGTATTAGGCATGTCTTCTAACCGCAATATGGCACTAGATACCTTTAGGCAAGTTGCATACACTATTGAGGATAACCAATTTTTAAAAGACCAAGTAAGGCAGATACGTTTAGCTAATGGCCAGGAGTCAATAACTTTACTTAATGGCGCTAGGTATGAAATTGCAGCTGCAACTAGAGATGCGCCTCGCGGTAAGACCGCAGATTTTCTTTATATCGATGAGTTACGCGAATGGACACCAGAAGCGTTCACTGCTGCATTGCCAGTTACAAGAGCCAGACCCCAGGCGATGACTTTAATGACTAGCAACGCTGGTGATGGGTTTAGTAACGTGTTAAATGATTTACGCGAACGCTGTTTATCGTATCCGCCAGAGAATTTAGGTTTCTACGAATACAGCGCACCACAGCATTGCAAAATACATGATCGTAAAGCTTGGACAATGGCTAATCCTGCACTTGGCCATTTAATCACCGAGCAAACACTGGAAGAATCGGTAAATACTAATAGTGTTGAGGCTACAAGAACCGAAATGCTTTGCCAATGGATAGATTCGGCAGTCAGCCCTTGGGTGTATGGATCTATTGAGGCATGTAGTGATTCAACACTAGAAATACCTGTAGGCCCTACAACAATTATGGCATTTGATATTGCACCTACAAGAAGATCTGGTGCGCTCGTTATGGGCCAGGTTAAAGATGGAAAGATTGCAGTTGGACTTGCGCAATTATGGTCAAGTGATGTAGCTATTGATGAAGTTAAAATGGCAAGCGATATAAATGAGTGGGCACGTAAGTACCATCCATCGATGATTTGTTTTGACAAATACGCTACCCAGTCAATTGCAACTAAACTCGAGCAAAGCGGTTGGATGGTGACCGATGTTTCAGGACAAGCGTTTTACCAGGCATGTTCGGACCTATCCGATGGCTTGGCAAACAATAGAGTCGTGCATTCGGGACAAGCGGATCTTGTACAACACCTAAATAATTGCGCTGCAAAAACTAACGATGCTGGCTGGAGGATTATCCGCAGGCGCAGCGCTGGCGATGTTACAGCTGCTATCAGTTTGGCCATGGTTGTAAGCCAATTAAGTAAACCGCAACGCACCGCACAAATATTTGCCTAATTTGCACTATAAATCCGTTTTATGGTATAAAGTACCTATATGGGTCTATTGTCTGCTTTGGGTATAACTAATAATACTAAAACCGTACAAGCGCAATACGCCCCTGCCGTTATGAATGATGGTTATGGTTTTGGAACTGTCGGCAACGCATTTGGTTTTGGTCCAATGGATCGTTCCCTGGCTATGCAGGTACCAGCAGTAGCGAGATGCAGAAATTTAATAGCTGGCGTTATCAGTTACCTCCCTTTAGAACTTTATAAAAAAACTACTGGTGAAGAACTTGGATCTCCTGTATGGTTAGAGCAGCCCGATATCCGTCAACCTAGGTCCGTCACGATGAGCGCCACCGTTGATTCGTTAATTTTCTACGGTGTCGCTTATTGGCGCGTCACAGAAGTTTATGCCGATGATCTGCGACCATCACGTTTTGAATGGATCGCTAACACAAGAGTTAATGCGCAACTAAATGCTAAAGGCACCGAAGTTTTATATTACACAATTGATGGTGCGAAAGTGCCTATGGTTGGTCCAGGATCTCTCATCACTTTTCAAGGATTAATACAAGGTGTATTACAAACCGCAGGTCGCACAATACAAAGCGCTTTAGATATTGAAAAAGCAACATCTGTAGCTTTAGCAACACCAATGGCAACTACTGTGTTGAAGAATACAGGAGCAGATTTACCAGAAGATCATATACAAGGATTATTAGCAACATGGAAAGCAGCTAGAGCATCACGCAGCACTGCATATTTAACATCTACTTTATCTGTAGAAAATATTGGATTTTCCCCGAAGGAAATGGCTTACGCGGATGCTTCCCAGTACCTCGCCACTCAGGTAGCCAGGGCCATGAACGTTCCTGCATATTATATTAGCGCGGATATGAATAATTCGATGACCTATGCCAACATCATTGACGGAAGAAAAGAATTTGTGGCTTATTCTTTGCAACCTTACATCTGTGCAATCGAGGATAGACTCAGCATGGATGATATTACTGCCAGAGGCAATATTGTAAAATTCAACATTGAAGAATCTTTCTTGCGCGCCGATACAATGAAGCGATTAGAAGCAATAGAGAAAATGTTGGCTTTAGGTCTAATAGACGTAGAGCAAGCTAAAGAAATGGAAGATATGTCACCTAATGGAAATGAGAGTTACAATGTTTCTTGAGTTTAGTAGTTCAATTGAAAGCTCTGATACTGAGCGTAGAGTTATTGCGGGCAAGATCGTGCCATACGAAAGAGTGGGCAACACATCGGCTGGCCCAGTTGTATTTGCCAAAGATTCTATTGATATAGGCGATCCTGGCAAAATAAAAATGCTTATGCAACATAAAAACGATAAGCCTATTGGTCGTATGCAGAAGTTTAATAAGGCAGAGGATGGAATTTACGCTTCCTTTAAAATATCAGCATCAATGCAAGGTTCCGATGCGCTTATCCTTGCAAGTGAGCAGTTAGTTGACGGCCTATCTGTAGGCGTAGAAGTAACTGGCTCAAAACAAACTAAAGATTATTTATATGTAACTAAAGCTACCCTCAAAGAGGTCAGTTTAGTCGAAACACCAGCATTTGCAGAAGCGAATGTTACTAAAGTTGCTGCAAGCGAAAGCGAAGCAGATGCAACACCAACTACTACGGAAAGTGAGGCTATCTTGGATACAACTCCAGAGCCAACAGTTACACCAGCAGAGGTTGCTCCAGTAGAAGCCGCACGCCCTACAATTAGTGCTGCTATCTATGCTGAGCCACGCACGCCAATCAATTCACAAGCCAAGTACCTGCAATATGCAGTAAAGGCACAATTAGGAGATCACGAAGCTGGTCTATGGGTAAGAGGCGAAGATGCAAAGGCACAGAAAGTAACTGCCGCAGACGATTCTTTCACAACGAACCCAGCATTTTCTCCAGTTTCTTATGCTACAACAGTTATTGATACACTTATTGGATCACGCCCAACTATTGAGGCATGTGGTGGAGCTAAAGTGATTCCATCAAGCGGAATGACAATCTCACATCCAAAGATCACGACTTCTGGAACTGTGGCAGAAACAGCAGAAGGTGGTGCTCCATCTGAGACAGGAATCGTTTCAGCATATGTAAATGCAACTGTGAAGAAGTACGCTGGATTACAACGCTACAGCGTCGAGCTTCTCGAAAGATCATCCGATAACCCTGCTTTCTTCCAAGCAATGCTAGACAACATGACTCGTGCATATAACAAAGCAACAGATGCTGCTGTTATTGCCGAAATCGTTGCAGGTGGAACTTTATCAACATCTCAAGCAACTACTTACCTAGGTATTCAAGCATTCATTGCACAAGCTGGCCCAGCTGCATATCTTGCAACAGGTGAACTAGCAACTGCATACATTGCTGGTACTTCACAATGGTCCACATTGATCGGTGCTAAAGACACTACTGATCGCCCAATCTTTACAGCTACAAATCCTTACAATGCTGCTGGTTCTTCTGCGCCAACATCAATCCGTGGAAATATCCTTGGATTAGATTTGTTTGTGGACAGCAACATGGTTTCAACAACTATTGATGATTCAGCATTTATTGTTGTGCCATCAGCAATCGCAATTTATGAGAGCCCAGTTTTGAGACTTTCAACTAACGTGCCAACATCAGGCGAGATCGAATTGATGCTGTACGGATACTTGGCAACTAAGACACTTGTGTCTGGTGGCCTACAACGCTACAACATGACAGCGTAATAAAAGCAACACATTAAGAATCCCTAGGGTTTAGTAGCCCTAGCCCTAGGGAGCTATTAGTAAAGGAGTAGAGATGGCCGCAGCATACGTAACGGTTGCTCAGTTGAGATCGAATCTCGGAATCGGTTCGCTCTACTCCGATGCAGATTTAGAAAGTATTTGCCAAACATCAGAAGATTTACTCAACTCTTATCTTTGGTTTAACAATGCCCCAGTAGTCGGCGCAAGCATAAGCAATAACGTTGCCAGCGTATTACTAGCTAATCCTGGCATATTTGTAACTGGCCAAAGCGTGACTATTACCGCATCTGGTGCTGGTACATACAATGGCACCTACACAATTACAGGCGCATATCCTGGCACAACTACACCAGCATCTTTAGGTACAGCATTTTGGAGTACATACGCATTTAGCAATTATCCAAGCGGTTATTCAGTTATACAGTTTGCTAAAGTAGCTGCCGATGATCCATTTCATAGAATTTTACCTTATGGCCTTTGTACTGGCCCTGGCTACAAAACATCTGCATACAGTGCAGTACCAGCTATAAATCAGGCCGCTATGATTATTGCGGTTGATATTTTTCAGGCCAGACAAGTTTCTCAGAACGGAGGCAACGGTATGGATGGCATGAGCCCTAACCGTTACGCCATGGGCTACCAGCTTATAAATAGAGTCAGAGGTCTCATCGCGCCTTACTCTAGTCCTAACACCATGGTCGGCTAATGACAGCTGCAATTACTACACTTAGATCAACACTTGCAACCGATCTTACAAATACTGGCGTCTGGAATATTTTCAGTTATCCGCCAGCAACTTTGATTCCGAATAGCGTGGTCGTTACTGTTGGCGATCCTTACCTGGTACCATCAAACAATGATAAAACAAGCATTTCACCGCTTGCTAATTTTAAAATAATGATCTGCGTACCAGCTTTAGATAATCAAGGCAACCTTGCAGGCATAGAAGATTTTATAGTGGCCGTAGTAAATAAACTCAACGCATCATCGTTGCAGTTAAACATATCAAGTGTCTCCGCTCCAGCTATCGCTAGTGTGGCAAGTGGAGATTTATTAACGTCAGAAATCACAGTGTCAATTCTAACAAGCTGGAGCTAAAATGAGTCTAACACCCGAAGATATAGCCTTCTTGAAAAAGATAGGCCAGATCAAAGAAGCACCAACACCTGCACCTACTAAAGAGAAAGACAAGGAGTAATCATGGCCGTATTTTTAAACAATGGAGTTTCAGTCACATTTAATAGCGTTGACTTGTCAGCGTATGTAACATCTGTAACTGTTAATCAATCATTCGATGAATTAGAAGTGACTGCGATGGGAGATTCCGCTCATAAATTCGCAAAAGGTCTCGAGGCAAGTACGATAACTTTGGACTTCCTCAATGATAACGCTACAGCTACAGTAATTCCAACTTTGCGTGCTGCCTACGGTACAACTGTACCTGTGGTAATTAAGCAAACATCTGGAGCAGCATCTGCTACAAATCCTTCATACAGCACCACTGTATTAGTTAATAATTTACAGAATGTAAACGGATCAGTAGCTGATATATCAAGCCAGTCAATCACATTTACCTGCAATAGCGTTATTACAGTTGCAGTAGCATAAGGAGCAATAATGGCAAAGCTAAAGATAACAAGGGCTAATGGAGAAGTATCTGAACATAAGATTACTCCAGGTGTTGAGTACGCTTTCGAATTAAAGTGGTCTAATGGTATTAGCAAGATGCTACGTGAGCATGAACAACAAACCCATATATTTTGGCTTGCTTGGGAATGCTTACGTAGATCTAATGTAACAGTGCCTATCTTTGGCACAGAATTTATTGATACTTTAGACACTGTTGAGGTATTAGAAGACGAAAAAAAATAGTACAGCGTGATTCCATAACTTACGCTATTGCTTCTTTGAGCGTAGAGACAGGAGTTGCGCCGCAGTATTTTATAGATATGGATCCAGAAATGCTTAGGGCAATAGTCCAAGTATTATCTGATCGAGCTAAGGAGATCAAAAATGCCAGTCGAGGTCGTAGGCGTTAAAGATGTTCTTAATGGCTTAAAGTTTATTGATGAGAATATGCGCACAAAAATTAGAACTGCTATTGATCCTTTAATGCGTGGCGTAGCATTTAAAGCTAAAGGGTTTGTAGTTGGCAATAGCAGTGTTTTATCTGGGTGGAATAAAGCATTGGGCAACCCTGGTACCTTCCCTAATTATGATGCAAGCGTAGTTAGATCTGGTATTGGATATAACCCTGGCGAAAATAAAACTATGAAAAATGGTTTTAAGGTTAGTAATTACGTTTACAATGTTAGCCGCGCTGGATCAATTTATGAAACAGCAGGCCGATTAAATCCACAAGGTCGAGCGCCATTTCAAATGACACCATCTAAAGGTGCCAGTGGTACATATACTAAAAGATCTGCTAGAAGCAAAGCATTTGAGGAATATAAATCTAATAACCCCTTTGCTAGCCAACAGTTTATATCTGCCCTAGAGCCAGTAACAGCGCAACCTAAAATTAAAGATATGCGTAGTGGTGGTCGTAAAACTAAAGGCCGCTTAATTTATAAAGCTTGGGCTCAAGATAGTATTAAAGTTTACGAAGCAATAGTAAAAGCAATAGATGATACAACTGTAGATTTTACAAAAATGACTTATATTAAGAATAAAAAGGCAGCGTAATGGCCAATATATTTGTAGCAGCCACCGCAACCTGGAATGGTAAAGCCCTTACTAAAGGGCAAAAACAATTAACTTCATTTGAAAAAAGCGTTAAAAGTTTAGGTAGAACTTTAGGTATTAGCCTTGGCGCAGCCGCCTTGGTTAATTATGGCAAGAAGGCTGTTACAGCTTTTGTTGCCGATGAGAAGGCCGCTAAATCACTAGAGATCCAATTAAAGAATACTGGGTACGCATTTTCATCTCCAGACGTAGAATATTACATAGCCAACCTACAAAAAATGTATGGCGTGTTAGATGACCAATTACGCCCAGCCTTCCAGACTTTGCTTACAGCTAGCGGATCTTTAATTAAAAGTCAGAAAGGTTTAGCACTGGCTTTAGACGTTAGCGCAGCCACTGGCAAATCTGTTGAAGAAGTTAGCATGGCCTTGGCCAAAGGCTTTTCGGGACAAACTACAGCCTTATCAAGATTAGGTGCAGGATTAGATAAAACCATTTTAGCCACTGGTGATATGAACCTTATTATGAATGAATTACAGCGCAAGTTTTCTGGACAGGCGTTAGCTAGATTAGATACCTATGCAGGCAAGATGGATTTATTAAAAGTATCAGCTGCTAATGCATCTGAAACTATTGGCAAAGGAATCTTAAATGCTTTATCTGCAATTGGTAAAAATGGAAGCATACAAGATGCTACTAAAAAAATGGAAGCATTTGCAACCGTAATTGCTAATGTTATTACTGGCCTAGGTGCAGTTATTGGTAAATTAACACAATTAGCATCTAATACAGGTTTTAATAAACTAATAAGTTTTTTTTATAGTACCTCTGGTATTGCTTTATTGGCTAAATTAGGTGCAAGTACAACGGCAGCAGCTAATGCCCCTACATCTAACTTTACCTATAGCCTTGGATCAGGCGCAGCCACAGAATTAGCACGTGCCCAAGAATTAAAGGTACGTAAACAATTAAACGCTCAATTAGTTAAAGAAGTAGAATTAAAAAAGTTAAGAGATAAGTATGATTTAGAGCGTATTAGTTTAATGGCCGCGCTTAACCAGGCTACAGATGAAGAGACCAGGTTGCGCCTTGCAGAGAAGTTAGCCCTATTAGATGGCGATACTTCTATGATTGATGATTATCTAGCTTTATCTGATTCTGTAAATACTTTAGCAGATAGCACATACGTGGCAACAGAAGCTTTTAATAGTTTAGCAAAGGCTACTCAACAATTATTACTATCCTTTGGTGTAAGTCCTTCTCAGGTAGCAGCAGGTGGATCTATTATTTCTACAAGTCCAGGCAGCGTAGGACCTACCCTAAGTAACGTTACTGGCTTGGCTACTACTTCAATTAACCAGGGCATGTTAGGCACAAGTAAAGAAGCCATAGATCTAAGCATTTCTTTAGGCTTTACAGACACTTCAAACATTACAGATGCTTTAACTAGAGCTATAGCACAATCTATGACTCTTAATACCAAGAATGGTTTAATTACTGTCCCTGCTGGATTCTTATAATGGCCGTACCTACAGTCAATGCAATTATTAACTTTAGCACTGGGCCACAATTTGCCCAGGCTTTCATACTTGATGAAGGCATACTTGATGTAAACATATTGTCAGATTCAGCAGCTGTAATTGTAGATGTATCTGATTTAGTTAATTCAATACAAACTAGCAGAGGCCGTAATGCTTTAACTGACGAGTTTCAAACAGGTCAGATGTCATTACGCATAGTAGATCAGAATGGCGACTTTAATCCACAGAATCCAGCCAGCCCTTATTATGAACTACTTACGCCCATGAAGAAGGTAGCAATAACTGCAACCTACTCAGGAGTAACATATCCGATCTTTTCAGGTTTTATTACATCTTATGTAAACACACAGCCTAAAGATGCAACAGAGGTTGCTTACACCACTATACAAGCTGTAGATGCTTATAGGCTGGCACAAAATGCCCAGATCTCAACAGTCACTGGTGCTACTGCTGGTGATTTATCAGGCACAAGAATTAACCAGATATTAGATCAGATCTCATGGCCTGCCACTATGCGTGATGTAGATGCAGGATTAACTACCATGCAGGCCGATCCAGGCACTGCTAGGACTTCTTTAGCAGCTTTAATTACTGTTGCTAATTCAGAGTATGGTGCGATTTACGTTGATGCTGAAGGATTCTTTGTTTTCCAAGACAGATCTGTAACAGTCGGATCTATAGCTGGTACATCAACATTGTTTGCAGATGATGGCACAGGCATTAAATATGCTAATGCTGTATGGAAGTTAGACGATACTTTAGTATTCAATAAAGCCACAGTTACTAGAACAGGTGGCACTGCTCAGGTAGCCACTAATCAGGCATCTATTGATAAATATTTCTTACACTCATATTTTCTAGATAACTTATTGATGGAGACCGATGCCGTAGCCTTGGATTATGCCCAGGCTTATGTTAATTCTAGGGCTGAGACCAGCATTCGATGTGATGCGATTGAGTTAGACTTGTATAGCCCAGATTACAATACAGGCATAATTGCAGCTTTAGGCCTAGATTTTTTTGATCCCATTAAAATCGTTACTACACAGCCAGGTGGATCTACCCTGGATAAAACCCTACAGATTTTCGGAGTGGGCATGAATATCACCCCGAATAGTTGGAAAACAGTGTTTACAACGCTTGAACCGATCATAGATGGGTTTATACTAGACAGCATAGATTATGGTGTTTTAGATGAAAATGCATTCAGTTATTAAGGAGAACTAATGGCAAAACAAACGTTTACAAGTAATCAGGTATTGACAGCTGCACAAATGACATCTCTGCAACAAACAGCTATGGGTGGTGGGGCTGCAACCACTAAAACTGCATCGTATGTTTTAGTAGCTGCGGATGCTGGCACCACAGTAACAATGACGTCTGCAAGTGCTACAACTATAACAGTTAATACCGCATTGTTTGCAGCAGGCGACACAGTTTATATACAAAACTTAGGTGCAGGGATTAGCACAATTACTGCTGGTACAGCCACAGTAAACACATCAGCATCTTTAGCTTTGGCACAATATGAAGGTGGTCAATTATATTTCAATAGCACATCTGCTGCTATTTTTCTTAAAGGTGCAGGTGCAACTGCTTCAAGTGGAGGAATGACATTATTATCAACAACTGCTTTAAGCGGAGCAAGCACTACAATTTCTAGCATTAGCGGTTCTTACACAAACTTACTAGTGTTTTTTTATGGTTTAACAAATGCAACCGCAAACAGTTCTAATAGAATTGCTCCAAATGCTTCAACAAACATTTCACAAGGATGTGGAGTTGGTCAGTTGGCTGGTAGTTCAGCAACATTTAATTACGATCAAAGTTACATATTAATAAGCAATCAATATGCAACACCAGATAGAACTAATGCAAATAA